GTCTTCATGTCCCAATCGCTGCAAAGCGCCAGCCCTTCCGGCCGGATCAGGAAAAGCGCCTCCCCCCGGAGCGCCACGGAGCGCGCCAGAAGGCCCATCGTCGCCCGGTCGAGAAGGTCAGTCCCCGACACATCGGCAAGGGCGAAGGCCCCTTCCCAAAGCGCGATACAGGCTTGCACCGTCGCCGTCAGTTCCCCCAGCCCGCGCCGCCCGACCAGGTAGCTTTCGCGGGCGGCCACGACTTCGGCCGTGAAGCCGGAACCGTAACCGGAAGCCCGCTTTTCCGGGGCCGGATCGGCCTTGCGTTTGAACAGTCCTAGCATCACGCCCTCCACCGGGCCAGCGCCCGCACAAGTCCCGCGTCCGGTGCTTCCGCGCCCGGCCGCCAGTTCCGCGCCTCCACCTGGGCGGCCGGATAGGCGGGAACCGTCACGGCCGAGAGTTCGAAGAGGTCAGCCGCCGTGATCGTCCTAACGATCCCTTCGCCGCGCCGTTCCACCGCTTCCCCGCCAGGAGCCACGCGGAAGCCGGGCGAGAGGCCCCGGATCAGCCCCGCCGCCTCGGCCGCAAGGAAGTCCCGCCCCCAGCTCGTCGCGTCGGTCACGCGCGCCTCGAAGGTCAGCGCATCGTCGCCGTCTTCGAGCGTGAGCGTTCCCGCTGCCCGGCTTGCAAGCGGCTTGTCGTAGTCATGGCTGAGAAGAAGATGCACATCTTCGCCCGCCTCGATCCGCGACCGGAACGCCCGCGAGGCGAAGCGTTCGGCCCGGCCCCGCGCGAGTTCGGTTTCCGCGTTGTATTGGAAGCGCCCGGAAACCCGGACGCCCCCGTTTTCATCGCGGCGCAGTTCAAGCGCCGCCGTCACTGCGCCGCCGTAGAGCATTATTGAACCCCCGTGAGGATTTCGAGTTGCGAGGCCCGAAGCACCTGCACGTCAACCGTGGCAAGCGCCGTGATCCGCAGCCCGCCCGACGCCGCGTCGGAATAGGGGTCGCGGATCACGTCAACCGCGCCCCAAAGCCCGACGTAGATCGGAGCCACGCCGCCCGCGTTCGTGGTCAGCAGCGCCTTGGACTCGGCCGGATCGCCCGAAGGCGCGGCCAGCGCGTTCGTGGTCATTGCCACGTTGGCGGCCGGGATGTTCTTGGTCAGCCGGTCCCATTCCGAAACCGCCGTGCCGGAAATGAGCGCGCCGTCGAGGCCGTCCCAAATCTCGGGGCGAATAAGCATCCGAACGCCGCCCGGCCCGGTCGCCGTGTTCGCCGTCATGAACCGGACCACCGCCGCGCGGAACGCCGCCCACGATGCCGCCGCCGAGAGGTCGGTCTCGGTAATGCCGTAGGTCGCCGCGCCCGACACAACGCCGAGCGGTTCCCCGTCAGCGCCCGTGCCAAGGAAGATCGCGCGGTCCAGTTCCGTCCCGATTGCCGACTGCATGTCGCGCCGGATCGCCGCTTCCAGCGCGTCGCCGGATTGCTTGAGCGCCTTCCGGGTCAGCTTCATCTGGACGCCGAGCGTGTGATCGGGTTTCAGCGCCACGTCGGTCGTGGTGTAGGCGGTCGGATCGGCCACCGCGCCGGTCTCGGTCGCAGCCCAGCCCGCCGAAACGGAAGAGCTGCACAGGGGCCATTCCACCGCCCCGGAGTCGATCGCGACCGACTCGGCCCCCATACGCGCCGCCACGGACGCCGGAAAGAGTCTGTCGATCACAGGCCGCGTCTGGATCGGGTCCGGGGTTCCGGTCGAGACGGTTTCGCCCGCCCGCCGTTCCAGCGCCGCCCACGGAACCGGAACGCCCCGGAAGCCGCCCGCGTTGCGCAGTTCGGTGACAACCTCGGCCGTCTTGCCCGACAGCGTCCGGCCTTCGTCGAGCGCGAGCGCGACTTGACGCAGTTCGAAGCCCGCCACGAGGTCAGCCCATTCCCGGCCGGAACGGGTTTCCAGTTCGGCCCCGGCTTCGCGCCGTTCGCCATCCTCGGCCACCAGGGCGGCGCGATACCGCGTCTCGTTCGCCCGATACTCGGTATCGAGGTCCGTCATCTGCCGGGTTTCTTCTTCGGTCGGCTTTTCCTTCCCGACCAGTTCGGCCAGCGATTGCCGGATTTCCGACTGCCGCCGCTGAATTTTCACGCTATCCAGCATGATCGTTCCTTTCAGGTTGAGCGGCGCGAACGCCGCGGGGTTCCGCCGCCAGCGAGGCAACAGCCTTGCGCCAGTCGGCAATTTCGGGTTTCGGCGGCGCGTGTCCGCACTCGATCCGCGTGTGTTTCGTGTGGCAGGAAGCGCAGAGCGACAGCAGGTTGCCGGGCAGGAACGCCAGCCCCGGATGAGTTCGCACCGGCTTCACGTGATGCACTTCGAGCCGCCCGCGCGCGCCACAGTCCCGGCATTTCCAGCCGTCGCGTTCGAGGATCGCTTGCCGAAGAACAGCCCAGCGCCGGGTCCGGGTGACGTGCTTCGAGTGCCGCCGATGTTCGATCACGCCCATGTCAGCCGCGCCCCCCGTTTCGGAGCCGCCCGCATCCGCGCGCCCTGGGCCACCGCCAGAACCGTTGCCGCCGCCGCGTCGATCCGGCCCGTCGAGCGGGCCTTGGCCAGCTTGTGGTTGCCAGCCGGATCAACCAGCGTGATTGCATCCGAGAAGGCGGATCGCAGCAGCAGCGACGGAGCGCCCTTCACATCCCCGTCGAAGAGCGCGCGCCGGAACCGTTCGATATCCTCGGCCCCGTCCTTCCATCCGAATCCGCGCCAGATCATCGGCAGATGCCCCAGCCCAGCCGCCGTCACCGCCTCCACGAATTCCGCGTGTCGGTATCGGTCGGATACCAGGCAGGCGACTTCCGCCCCGTCGAGCCGCTTCACCACTTCCGCCAGCCACGGGCCGGGCGGAACCGTCGCGTCGCCCATCGTGATCAGTTCGCCGCGGTCCTGCATCTCAACATACCGCCCGGAGACGCCATCAGCCGCGCCACGGTCGGCAAGGCCGGGGTTTCCGGGGAACGTGCCAAGGGCTTCTAGGCGGCCGCTAGCGGGCCAGTAGAACGCCGCTGCCGACATGGAACGGGAACCGCCAAGGTCGATCCCTAGAACACAAGCGCCGGAACGCGCGGGCAGATCGTCGGGCGCGACTTCGGACGCGAGCCATTCATCTACATTGACCAATACCGAGCGGTTCTCGGTCGAAACCCGTTGATTGAGGTTTAGGTTGCGGAACGAGGAAAGCGCCGATCCACCGCGCGCGATTGCCCGCCGCGCCTGGGCAACAAGCCAATCCGGGGTCGCGCCGATGCCCTCGGTCGCGCCGGGGTTAGCTTCGAGCAAGGAAGCCAGATCGTCCGCAGGGGGGCCGAAGGCGGGCCGGTGTTCCTGCACATAGGTTCCGGGCGGGGGTTCATCGAGCCACCGGGAAAACGTGTTCGTGTCGGACGGGGCCGAAGTCGAGATGATCAGCGCCCGGCCGTCGCGCTTGCCAAGGCCCGACAGGATCGCGTTTTCCAGCGCGTCGCCCTTGTCGCGTTCCCACGCCGCCCGTTCATCGAGAATAGCCAGCGTCGGAGCGCCGCCGAGAATGGACTTGCCATCGGCCGCGATGACGCGCGCCAGCCCGCCGCCGTTGCCCTCGAATTCGACTTCCAGCTTCGAGCCGCGCCGGATCGTGAAGCCCTCTTGCACCTCTTCCGGCAGGCCCTGAAGGTATCCGAGAAGGAACGCGAAGGCGATTTTCGCTTGATCCCGGTTCCGGGCCGCGAAGATGATTTCCCGGTTCGGTTGCTGAGAGAAGACGCCCACGAGTTCCGCCAGCGCCAGCCCGGCCGAGAGCGCGGTCTTCGCGTTGCCGCGCCCGATGGACAGGACGCCCACCATCACGTCATCGGCCAGCGCGCCCCGGACGAATTTCTTCTGGAATTCGGCCAGCTTGAGAGGCTTCCCGGCAAGCCTGCCCTCGGGAATTTTCAGCGTCTCAAGGAACCGGATCGCCCGGATTGCCGGGGTCTTGCCCTTCGGAAGCGGGAAAGAAGAACCCCCGCCCCCGGTCCCTATCCCCCCAGAACCCGAACAATTGGCACCACTCACGCGCGCACCCTCCGCCAGCGCGCCGCCAGCCGTGCCGCCGCAACCGGCAGGCCGGGCTTGCCCTCCACGCCGCGCCCGTCGAACATCGCCGCCGCCGCGTCGGCAATGGCGAGTTGCAGGTCAGCAGGCACGGCCGCCCATGTAGCGCCAAACCCCGCCGTGTAGGTCACGCGCACCGCATGATCGGTTGCTTCGAGAAGGTGCAGCTTGGGATGCCGCCCGCCCCGGAAGAACCAGCCGCCGTCCAGGTCCGTTGCCGTGCCATCCGCCGCGACCAGCTGCACCGTCTGGACTGCATCATCGGCGGCCGGGCCGATCAGCAGATCAATCACCGTGTCGGGGTTCGGCGCGGTCTCTACCGTGATCGTCTGAGTGATTAGCGCAACGTCGCAGTAGTGTTCGATCTCGCGCGCCGCTGCCAGCGCGAACGGGACTGCATCCTCAACCATGTCCGCAGTCAGCCGCAGATGATCGCGGATCAGCGAAGACGGGACGGGCCAGGCCGTTGCCGTCTGCGTTCGTTCGATCTTCATGTTCCTGCCTCGTTCATTTAGGTCAGCATCCCTTACCTAGTTCGTTTACGTCAATAGCCCGCCCCCGCTCCTTCCCCCCGATACACAGGGGAAGGCCCTTCGCTTCCTCGATCCGTATCCACGCGATGCCCTTTATCGGGGGCCAGCCGCTTCCCCGCAGGCTTCACACCTGCCCCGCCCTTCGCTGCCTAGCTCCGGTGCGGTCCCCGGACGTTGCCGGTGGGTTCCGTTGTCGCGTTTCTGAGCGGGCCTAGAAGGAGCCGGTTCCCGCTCGGGGTGGGGTAGTCCCCGGATCGTCTTCGCTGCGCTTGGTGGCCGGTGCGCAGGCAAACCGTGGCGACCGTCTTCAATGGGGTAAGGCGCGGCTGGGTAACGGTCGGACGAAACCATGCCGCGCCCTCCCATCACTCGATCACCGCGTCATCGTCGGGACAGAACAGGTCCGCGACG